CATCGAAGAAGATCGTATCCTGGTTGAGAAAGCGGAACCAATGGCTGTCGGGGCGGCGCGGCGGGGTCTGGGCGGGGGTAAACCCCCCGGGCGGTCAAGTGCTGTTGAGGGATGAAGAAGCGTGTCGCCAATCACGACGTACCCGGCGCAGCCCATGAGCGATAGCTGCAGGTAGCACATCAGACCAACGATGTAGTCAATGTCCTGTGCTACAAAAAGCACAGAGGTCTGATAGTTGATTTTCTGCCGCGTACAGGCGTTTGCAAACGCCACCAGCAACGCTCCTGCACCGCAGGCACAATCGTTGACGGAGATCCAGCCGTCCCGCTCTACACGCGCTTGGAGGTCTGTGCCGGTGATCTCGGCCATCATACGGCAGACATTATAGGGCGTGAAAAACTGTCCAGCGTGGTCATTGCCCAGATCAAGCGCCATGTAAAGCTCACCGAGAAAGTCCTGGTCCGGGTTAAAATCCATACCAATCACGACCTCTTGGAGCATCTGCGAGAATTTGAGCATTTCTTCGGGCTTGTACTTTCCGGCAATCGTCATGTACGTCTTTTCGCGCTCAGCGGCTTGACTCCGGTCAACGGTATTTGAGATCGCGATTGCGGCGAGTGTTATGAAATCTTGCCAGATTTCCCAGCGTCCATATCGGCCGCAGAGGGAGTTGAAGATCTTTACAAACTCCGTCTGATGGGTGCTTTTCAGATTGTGCGGCACACTTCTTCCCATGGCTTATTCCTCCGTCTGCGCCGGTTCAGGCGGTACGATGGAACGCTTGGTGACCTTGCCTTTGGTGGACTCGACACCAGCATCGAAGCCGCGCCGGTAGATGCGATAGAGGTATTTCGTCAGGTCTTCACGGTTCATGTGCTTGATGGTTTTGTAATCATCCCGTTTGAGCAGAGGCGGGTTCTGATTATTCATCGTCTGAGCCCTCCACATCGTCCGGCTCGTCGGCAGGAAGGACTTCGCGCGGATTCGAGCCAGCGAACGGTCCGACAATGCCGTTTTCCTCCAGCAGCTCCATGATGCGGGCGGCGCAGGCATAGCCGACGTTCAGGCGGCGCTGCAGGAGAGAAACCGTCGCCTTGTTTTCCATGCGCACGATGCTGACAGCCTGATCGTAGAGATCATCATCGGCGGCGCCAGAATTGTCGGCAGTATCGCCGAGTTCATCATCCGCGTCCTCCAGCTCGTTTACGTCATCCATTTCAGCTTCTGCTTCCTCGTTGATGCCTTCCGCGTCTTCCTCGTATTCATCGTCTGCGGCTTCTTCCTCGCTGATGACTGGCATCATGCCAGCGGCAAGCGAGTGCTTTTCCAAGACGTCCTTGAAGAAATACTGCTGCCAGTATGTAATCATCTTCATCAAGATCGATTCGATCTTGGTGCGGAGCGTTTTTGAGATCGTAAACGTGCCGCCGGTGACGCGCGTTTCAAGCGCACCGTCTTTGAAGATCCACATCATTTCGGCTTCGGGGCTGATATAGCCTGCTTCCTCAACCGCTTCTAGCATGGAAATCTGTGCGTCCATGCCCTGAATCGGGCGGATGATGAAGATGATGGGGTAGCGGTCTTTGAGGAAGCGATAGGTCAGATTGTGTTCGTCACAAATACCCTGCATTTTCTTGGCTTGCGCTTCATATAACGTGATTTCACTCATTGTAAATACTCCTTTCGTTGTCAGTCGAGCAAGAACAGCGTTCCATTCCAAGCTGTCTTCACTCTGTAATTTTGTAGATCGGTTTCTTTTACGTACTTTCGACCAAACAGCTCTTTCATGCGCCGCCAGTCATCCCAAGGAATCTTGTAGACCTCACCGGTTGAGAAACCGGCAACGACGAAGCAGCGAGCGCCGAGCTGCTGGTGTCTGTCCATGTAGGAAGCCTGCTTGTCGATAACGCGATCCTGCGTCAGCCGGTCTGTGGCTGTGAACTTGGCTTCAAACAGGACCGTCCTGCCGCCCTTGATTGTGCCTTTGTAGTCGACCTGCGCCTTTTTGGTGTAGCAGGCGAGGAATCGACCGTTGCCCTCCGGTTTGATAACCTTCATCGGCTCAGGTGTCTTTTCAATCTCTGCATAGCCGCGCTCGCGGTAGTAATCGAAGGTGCTGTCAAGCCGCTGCTCGAAATACTGGCCCTTCTGGCGGGCGATCTTGCCGAGAAGCTGCCGTTTTGGATCTTTCGCCATGGCTGCCTCCTAACCTTTGCAGTACCACATACCGCATTGCTCGCAGTAGATTCGGCTGTCCGGGTCGTTGCCTTGCGGAAACTCTGCCTGGAAGATGTAGCCTTTGCCCCAGAGATCGCTGTGATTCCCGGAAAGGACGTCTTCGGCCACGGCCCATGCCCGCTCGACAGCGTGGGCCTCGCCGGGCTCGGATGCACGAGCTGGCCAGACAACGCCAGTTTCCGAAAAGGTGCCGTACTGCTTCGGCTGCGTCAGAACACCTTCGAGCGTGTCGGGATAGCGCGGGTCAGCTCTGCGCATAAGGGGAACGTCGCATACGCGATAGCGGCACAGGTCGCAGCAGTTGTCGCCGCCGGCTTCCGTATAACAGGTGATGGCAAGGAGCTCCAAGTCACGTTTGTCCTGTGCGTCTACGAAGCCGCCCTTTCCGCAAGGCTTGCTGTCTGCCTCTTGGGGAGGCTCTGGCAGATCGTATGTACTGGGAATATCGGCGGTTTCGTGTTCAACTTTCGCGAAGGCTTCGGCCTCCAAGCGGCTCTGGTAGGCCGCTTCGTCAAACGTCGGCGAAATTGTCACGGCAGCAACGGGTGTATTTTCGGTTTCACGCGGCATTGCAACCGCAAGCACCAGCGCGGCGAGCAGAATCAGCGCCGCCAGAAGAACAACCGTAGGCAGGTTGCGCCTTGCCCATCTTTTCATATCCTCATCCTCCATTCTCATTTCCGTCGCCGAGCGCAAATTGCTGCGCGACGCTGGAAATCATCTGTTTTATGTCTGACGGGAGCGCCATATACTCCCGATCGCTCTTGATGCGCACCGTGTAGGAGCGCTGAAAGTTGGAAGCAACCACGCTTTGCACTGTTTCGGCGTTCATCATGCCCCATTCCCGGAGTTGCTGCGGCGAACCGACAAGCCGCTGAATTGTAGGCGGCAGACGGTCGTATTCCTCTTTTGCGTTGTAGCCGCTGTTTGCAATCGCCCGGTAGACCAGCGTCCACGCCTCGGCGGCGGTCATTTCCTTCGGCATACGCATCTTCGTGATTTGCTCTTTGACTTCGCCGATGTTCGGGGGAAACGTATTCGTCCGCGAGGCGATCATGGCTTTTACTGCAACGGCAACGACCATAACAGGCTCATCCTTGAACATTTCAGCCCAGAGATCGACGATCTTGTTTGCCTCCTTGGGGCTGAGGCCGTTATAGAACTGCGGGTAGGCTGCTTTCAGAACCGCCAGAATATCAGCCGTTTCAAGCCTGTCCATTTCTCATGCCCTCCGCGATGTCGGTAAAGACGTTGCCGCTGGAGCTACCAGCCTGATAACGATACTGCCCGCCCTTGTCCTGCTCCTTGGAAAGCCAAGCATTGATGAACCGACGGATTCCGGATTTTGTTTTGCGTCTTTTGGGATTGTCGGTACTCCAGCTCGACATTTTCCGAAGCTCCTGCATGACATTGACGGCTGGGTACAGCTCGCACCAGCGGTTGTAATCCTCCGGAGACACATCAAAGAGCGACTTGTCGTTCAGAATGATGCTGATGATCGGCGGCGCGGAGACGGTTTCCGGCTCTGCGCTCGGAGCAGATAAATCTTCTCTAGCCTTATCTAAACCTTCACTATCCTTACCTAAACCTTTACTACTCTCTACTACTCTTACCTGGGTTGCCAGATTGGCAACCGTTTGGCAACCATCTGGCAACCGTTCGGCAACCACCGGCGGCAAGTTCGGATCGCTTCCCTCCGACTCTCGTTCAGTATAGGCTTTGTTTGCTTTGACGCAGAGCAGCGCAAGTTCATCTTGATAATCTGTCGGACGGTAGCGGTCACTCCTGAGCGTGTTGTGCATACGCCAATGCTTGATGACAATGACGCCAGAATCGAAGCGGATGATAAATCGCTTGGCAAGCAGGATTTTCAGATCATCAGCCGAAGCGTTGACATAGTCGGTAATCCGCTTCGGATTGTTCACAAAGCCATCGTCGTCGGCACGCATATTGAGGTGGAGGTAGAGGGCCTGAGCCGAAAGCGGCATTTCAAGAAATGCGTCGCTGTCAATGATGGACTTCGTAAACATTCGCTTTTCTGCCATGCTTATGCACCTCCAACTGGCCGCTTATTCCATGCGGCAATGGCTTTGTAACAAGCGTCATTCGTCCATTCGTCAATAGAGGGGTCTTCCGCACACGAAAAGCATCGTGCTTGTGCACCGCACATTTCGCATCTGGCAAAGACGATCCATCGACCACGACCGTATCTAGCTGTGAGGGCGATGGCATGTGTTTCACCACAAAACGGGCAACTTTTCAATCTAGCATCCACGTTTTCAACGCCCCCTTAGAACGGCAAATCGCTGTCATCGTCCGCGAGCTGCGAGAAGCCGCCAGTCGGGTCATAGGCCGGTTCGCCCTTGGCCTTGCCGCCATCGCCGTCACGCTTGGAATCGCCGAAGTAAACGCTATCGGCAACGACCTCGGCGCTGCGGCGCTTATTGCCGTCCCTGTCTTCCCAGTTGCGGATCTGAAGCCGCCCGCCCACGACGATCATGCGCCCCTTGCTGACATACTTCTCTCCGCACTCAGCCGTA